GTGGATGGATCATCCTGCTTCTGGTGCTGCTGATTGGGGTACTAACCTCACATCTGCTGGTACTGATAAAGTATTCGATGCTGCTCACCTTCCTCTAACTGACACTTTGTCAATTGGACAAGATGATGGAACTGCTACTGTAGGTGAATTAACTTTAGGTTATGACCTATTTGCTGATACTGAGACAGTTGATGTTAACTTAATCATGGCTGGTACTTCTCCTGCTGGAACTGATGGTACTGCTCACGCAGCTGCTATTATCGACCTTGCAGAATCAAGAAAAGACATGGTTGCATTCATCTCTCCTCGTAGGGCAGACGTAGTTGGTGTCACTTCTGGTGCCACACAGACTAATAACGTCAAGACCTTCTTTGACGGACTTGCAAGTTCTTCATATGCAGTATTCGATAGTGGATACAAGTATATGTACGACAAGTACTCAGACGTATACCGTATGGTGCCATTAAATGGTGACATCGCTGGTTTATGTGCGAACACTGACAATGTTTCAGACCCTTGGTTCTCGCCAGGCGGTTACAACAGAGGACAGATTCGTGGTGCTGTTAAACTTGCATTCAATCCAACCAAAGGACAAAGAGACATCCTATATCCAGCACGTATCAACCCAGTTGTTACATTCCCTGGCCAAGGCACTGTGTTATTTGGTGATAAGACTGCTTTAAGTCGTCCAAGTGCATTCGACAGGATTAACGTCCGTAGATTGTTCCTTGTATTAGAAAAAGCAATTGCTACCGCTGCAAAGTTTCAGTTGTTTGAATTCAACGATACTTTCACTCAGGCTCAATTCAGAAATATGGTTGAACCATTCTTGAGAGATGTACAAGGTAGAAGAGGTATTACAGACTTTTCTGTAGTTTGTGATGAAAGAAATAACACAGGTGAAGTAATTGATAGAAATGAGTTTGTTGCAGATATTTACATCAAACCCGCTCGCTCAATCAACTTTATCACTCTAAGCTTTATCGCCGTAAGAACTGGCGTATCGTTTAGTGAAGTAGGAGGTTAAGTAGATGAGTACTGCAAATATAAATGCATTTAAATCAAACATCGCCGGTGGCGGCGCAAGAGCAAACCAATTCGAAGTAGTCCTGACCTCACCGCCAGGCATTGCTACTGGATTGGATACTGCCAATGCTTCTTTTATGATCAAGGCATCAAGTCTGCCAGGCCAAACAATTACAGAACTTCCTATCCCTTTTAGGGGTAGAACACTGTATCTTGCTGGTGATCGTGAGTTTGAAACTTGGACAACTACTTGTATTAACGAAACTACTTTCGCTTTAAGAAATGCAATTGAAAGATGGATGTCGGGTATCAATGACTTAGAAACAAGTCAAGGTGTTACTAATCCTGCTAGTTACTTTGCACAGATGGAAGTGCGTCAGTTAGACAGAGACAACGTGATTCTGAAGAGATATATTCTAAAGAACTGTTGGCCTACTATCGTTGCTCCAATTGACCTTAACTATGATACTGTAAGTGAAGTCGAAACTTTCGATGTAACTTGGAGATATACCGATTTCACTTCGGTGAACGTATAATCTACCTTTTTAATCTTACTAAATAGTAAGGTAAAATTAGGAGAGTTATAGTATGGCGGAACTTTTTGGTTTCAAGATAACAAGATCAGGTCAGGAAGGGGGGAGTGATGGATTCACTCCTCCTGCTTCTGATGACGGAACCCTTGATATAATATCAGGCGGTGGTCACTACAGTCAAGTCTTAGACTTAGACGGGCGTGATAAGTCAGAGGTCGAGTTAATTAAAAGATATCGTGATATTGCACAACAACCAGAGTGTGATAGTGCAATTGAAGATATTACGAATGAAGCGATCGTTTCCGATGAGAGAGATATGTCAGTATCTATTTCATTGGATCGTTTGCCTGTCTCCCCCAAAATTAAAACCAAAGTTCGTGAGGAATTCCATGAAATCCTCCACTTATTAGATTTTAATGCAAAAGGACATGACATTTTCAGACGATGGTATGTTGATGGTAGACTATACTATCACAAGATTATCGACCCTAAGAATCCTCGTAAGGGTTTGCAGGAAGTTCGGTACATCGACCCTCGCAAGATTAAAAAAGTAAGAGAAAGTAGTAAAAAGAAAGACCCTAAAACTGGTATGGATATGGTTGTCAAGATTGAACCATACTATCTATACAACTCAGCAGGATGGGAAGCTGGTTCTAGTGCAACATCAGGAGTTCGAATTACTGATGATTCTATAACTTATGCACCATCTGGACTTGTTGATATGTCCAAGGGTAATGTTCTCTCTCACTTAAATAAAGCAATTAAACCTGTCAATCAGTTGCGTATGATTGAGGATTCGTTAGTTATCTATCGTATTTCTCGTGCTCCTGAAAGACGTATATTTTATATTGACGTTGGCAATCTGCCAAAGATGAAAGCAGAAGCATATCTAAAAGATGTGATGAATCGTTATCGAAACAAGATGGTTTACGATGCGAAAACTGGTGAAATCCGAGATGATAGAAACCATATGTCAATGTTGGAAGACTTCTGGTTGCCTCGTAGAGAAGGTGGTAGGGGTACTGAGATTACAACTTTGCCAGGCGGTTCAAACCTTGGTGAGATTGATGATATCACATACTTCCAAAAGAAACTGTATCGTTCACTGAATGTACCAGTATCTAGACTTGCAGAAGAGTCTGGATTCCAGATTGGACGTTCTGATAACATTACTCGTGATGAACTTAAATTTACTAAGTTTGTTCAAAGACTTCGTAAAAAGTTCTCAGTGTTGTTTGCTGATATGCTCAAGACGCAACTACTACTCAAGGGTGTTATTGCAATCGAAGAGTGGGATTTGTTTAAAGAACATATCCAGTTTGACTTTTTACAAGACGGACACTTTACGGAACTCAAGAATGCTGAAATTCTTAGAGAACGGCTCGATATGCTTGGGCAGATTGAATCGTATGTCGGAACATACTTCTCACAGGAATACGTTAAGAAGAAGATTCTACGAATGACTGATGAAGAAATTGATGACATCCAAGTTCAAATCAAAGATGAAAGTGAAGATCCTGATGTAGATGACGTATCTACAGATAACAATCCAGATTAATAGGAGATATAAATAATGGACAATGTAAGAGATTTTGTGAATTCAATTGCCACAGGGGATAACCTTGCAGCAGAAACTCACTTTAACAATGCACTCGCTGGCAAAGTTGGTGATGCATTAGAAACTAAACGTGTAGATGTTGCACAAACTTTTGTGACACATCACATTCCAGAGGCAGATGATAGTGAGTAAAACTCTCTCGCAGTTTAAATTATATCTGCCAGAGAAGGACGAGCACAATTCATCTAAGGAGTATAAGAAGTTATCTCCGCAGATGAAGAAGGCTGTTGATGCTATTTTCAAGGAAATGGATGCTAAACCTACGGATTTCCTAAATACCTTTGAAAAGACTATAAATAGTGTTTCTAAGAAGTTTAAAGTACCTGTTAAGGCGCTTATGAATTACTTCGAAAACGAAATGCTTACAATTTAGGGAAAATGACATGAAGATTTTAGGCGCTGAAGAATCACTTGCTACTACTGGAGCATCAAAGGGTAAAGCCAATACTGCACACTGGGTATTTAATACTCATGCAGACCCTGCTTTAGTTACCGTTAGGAATGCGGCAGATGATGGTGTAACTGGTATATTCAGAATTGCAGGACTTTCTGGAAAGGTAATCTCAACCGATATCGGTGTAGGGTTTCTAGGGGCAACTACTCTAAAAATAATTCCAGTAGTTAGCACAGGGTATTAATATGAAACTTATTGCTGAACACATACAAGACGTAGAATACATCACCGAAGAAAAAGATGATGGTGTTAAAGAAATGAAGATTCGTGGAATCTTTATGCAGGCAGATATGAAAAACCGTAATGGTCGTATCTACCCAATGAACGTGCTAGAAAGAGAAGTAGCACGTTATAACAAAGAATTTGTTGCTGAAGGTCGTGCGTTTGGGGAACTGGGTCATCCAGAAGGCCCCACTGTCAATCTTGACAGGGTATCGCACATGATCACAAAACTGGAAGCGGATGGAAAGAACTTTGTCGGTGAAGCAAAATTGCTCTCAACTCCGATGGGGGAAATTGCGAAAGCATTAATCAAAGATGGTGGTAAACTGGGTGTCTCTTCAAGAGGCATGGGGTCTATCGAATCTAGGAGAGGTGCATCTTATGTGAAAGATGATTTTTATCTGGCTACCGCAGCAGATATTGTTGCAGACCCTTCTGCCCCACAAGCTTTCGTTGAAGGCATTATGGAAGGTAAGGAGTGGATTTGGAACAACGGTATTCTACGAGAAGTAGATATTAATGGAATCAAGAATGATATAAATGAAGGTATACGAAAGGGACATTCAAATGTTTCCGCACTTGCCTTCGCAAAATTTATGTCGAAACTTTAATTATTATAAATATGATTATGATAAGACAAAACAACTCAAGGAGATCCGAATGTCAGAACTAGACAAGACAATCGAAGAACTGGAAGCGCAGGTAAGTAAAGAGCTTGAAGAAGCTAAGAAGCCTACTGATGGTGCTGGTAAAGGTGATTCGATGGAAAAACCAGAGGGTGAAGTAGAAGATTTGGGTAAAGCTGTAGTTGATCCTACATCAACAGACAGTATTGGTAAGAAGGCATCTGCAAAGTCTAAAAAGGCCGCAGAACCTAAAGCCAAAGCAACCAAAGAAGATGCTGACCTCGATCACGAAGGTGATGAACTGGAAGAAGCAAAGAAGATGACTAAAACAGAGATGTTGAAAGCAATGTATTCCAAGTTGGAAGGCATGAAAGCAACTGAACTGAAAGCGTCATTTGATGCATTAAACAAGGAAGACGAAGATGACGAAGATGACGCCAAAGAAGTAGATGAATCTACTTTGGAAGAACGTCTATCATCTGTAGATGTGTCTGAAGATGTTTCTGCCCTTACCCAAGGTGAAGAACTTTCTGAAGAATTTAAGGAAAAAGCATCCACAATCTTTGAAGCTGCCGTAAAATCTAAACTTCGTTCAGAAGTTATTAGAATTGAAGAATCTAAAGTGCAAGAAATTGCAGAAGAAGTCGCTTCAGTACGCAGTGAATTGACTGAAAAAGTCGATGCATACATGAACTACGTTGTAGAAGAGTGGATGAAAGAAAATGAAATCGCAATTGAGCGTGGTCTCAAGGGTGAAATCGCAGAAGACTTTATTTCTGGTTTGAAATCTTTATTTGAAGAACACTATATAGATGTACCAGATGAAAAGTATGACATTTTAGGTCAACAGTCTCAACAGATTGATGAACTAGAAGAGAAATTGAATGAACAAATCGAGAAGTCTGCTGCACTGAAAAGTGAAAAAGATGTATTGGTTCGTGAATCAGTTTTTTCAGAAGTCGCTTCTGACCTTGCAGATACCGAAATTGAAAAATTTAAGTCTCTTGCAGAAGATGTAGAGTTTGGCAATCAAGATGCTTTTACTGCAAAACTCGAAACGCTCAAGGAAAGCTATTTTCCAAAGGCAACAACTGTCGCTGAATCAGTAGATGCTGTTGATGAACAACAACTTCAATTTGATACAACTGGTGCTATGAGTACTTACATGAGTGCTATTAGTAGAAACGTAAAGCGTGGTAAATAGTCGATGAAAGATTCGATTCTTATAAATATTATTAGAAAACCTAACAAGGAGAAATAAAAATGTTCCAGACAGAACATCTACAGGAAAAGTGGCAGCCAGTCCTAGAGCACAACGATCTTCCAGAGATCAAAGACTCGTATAAAAGGGCAGTTACTACTGTTATCTTAGAAAACCAAGAAACCGCACTTAGAGAAGACGCAAATTTCCTCTCAGAAGCTGCACCAACCAACAGCACCGCCGGTACTGCTAACTGGGATCCAATTATGATCTCTCTAGTTCGCCGTGCAATGCCGAACCTTATCGCTTATGATATCGCTGGCGTACAACCAATGACAGGCCCAACAGGGTTAATCTTTGCTATGCGTTCACGTTTCAAGGCTAACAACGGTACTGAAGCTGGATATGATGAGGCAGAAAGTGCCTTCTCTGCAAACGATGCTGATTCTAACATCCCAGGCAGTGCCGGTACTTCATCTAACAGTGAAACTAACCCTGCTGTACTGAACGATGGTTCGCCAGGCGCTTATACTGCTGACGGTGGTATGACTACTGCATTCGCAGAAGCACTAGGTGACTCTGGAAGTAATGCATTTGGTGAAATGTCTTTCTCAATCGAGAAGGCAACTGTTACTGCTAAATCTCGTGCATTGAAAGCAGAATACACAATGGAACTTGCTCAAGACCTTAAAGCAATCCACGGTTTAGACGCTGAAACAGAACTTGCTAACATCCTTTCATCTGAAATCTTAAATGAAATCAACCGTGAAATCGTTCGTACAGTTTATGTGACTGCAAAACCTGGCGCTCAAGTCGATACTGCCACTTCTGGTATCTTCGACATGGACGTTGACTCAAACGGTCGTTGGAGTGTTGAAAAGTTCAAGGGACTTATGTTCCAAGTTGAACGTGAAGCAAACGTAATTGCTCAACAAACTCGTAGAGGAAAGGGTAACATGATTATCTGTTCTTCTGATGTTGCATCTGCATTGCAG